GATTCTTTGTGAAACCAGTTACCGACTCCATTTGGTGTGGAGAGGGCTATACATCGACCTCCGGTTGCAAGTGTTTGTTGTGCGGCTGTAAATATGTCTTCAATTCTATCAATAAAGGCTGCTTCGTCTATTACAAGTAGTGATACCGCTTCTGAACGAGCACTGTCTGTGGCAGCTGAAACGGCTTTAATTTGTGAACCGTTTTTTAAACGTAAACTCAAGCGGTTATGCTCTAATACAGGCATTTGTAGCCAAGTAGGTAGATTATCGTAGGCAAATCTCACCTTTGTTACCATATTCTTAGCTGTGGCTTGTGTAGTTGCAAGAACGAGAACGTTTTTATCCTGTTCAAACAACATCATCCACAGTGCAAATGCAGAGGTTAAGGTAGAAATACCTAACTGCCTCGACTTATTTATAATCGTGTAATCGTGTCTTTGTAGAAGTCTAAGAACTTTTTCCTGAAACGGGTAGAGATTAAAGGTCATTCTACCTCTAGTAGGGTGTTGAATAGTGTAGTACTTCTTCATGAAGTATACAGGATCTTGTTTACACCGTATTAATTCTTGTTTAATTGCATCACCTATAGCTGTACGCGTGGTCGTCATTTATAAAAATTTATAACCCCTCAAGCTAGATCGTCTTGATCATCTAATTCAGGTTGCATAGCCTTTTGAATATCGGCTCTTAGTTTTTTAATTTGTGCAGGAATATTACCAATAGCGGCTTTATATTGATCTAGACTTAATTGTCCGCTCTTAAGCTGCATTAATAATGCATCTTTTTGGTCTTCTAGACCTTTTAATTTAAGTTCTTTAGTATGTAGATTTTTAGTCTGTCTATCAGTCCTAACGCTTGTTGGTGCCGGTTCTTTTTCTACTTCGCCTCCAAAATCTTCCTTCTCGTCATCGGATTTATAAGGATTATCGGCATCAGGATCAAACATCTCTTCATCACCTTGTTCTGCTCCCATGGCCAGTTTTTCGGCATCAGTTTTAGTCATGCCACCGACATTATCCTCTTCGTTCAACTTGGAACGCTTAGTTAATCTGTTCTCTACTAAGAACTTTGGTAGATTAAATATCATAGTGTCGTTTATTAATAAATAGTTTAAAGTAGTGAATCAGAAGATATATCTGTAGGAGCTATAACTTTCTTCTGGGTTAGTCTTTCTTTCCATTCTGCTTTTGAATACCGGATTCCGTAAAGGTAATATTCGGGTGCTTTGCCTTCATTTTCGGCATAAATCAGGGCCGGTCCGTCTACAGAATGCATTTTACTAACCTGTCCATCGACTTGTAGGTAGCTAATAGTTTTTCCGCAAATAGTATTTATCGTTCTAATAACGCTTTTTGTTCTCATGCTCTAGGTTTTATTGATAATAAGAAAAAATATTCAAACCTCCAACAAAAAACCCTCCGAATTTGGAGGGCTTTATATTTTAGGCTTCTGTTTCTTCTGCTTCAGCTTCTGCAGGCGGTGTTTCTTCTTCTGCCTCTTCTGGTTCACCGGCTACCTGCTCTTCACCTTCAGGACCCTTAGTCTCAATGGGATTACCGACGGATAATATACGTGCGATAGCATTAGTACATCTCTCCCTTTCCCCGATTGTCTGCAGGTAAAACTTCTTTCCCGCTACTGTAGCCTCATAGGCCTTACCTAGGAAGGTAAGCATAAAAGTCTGTCCATTATGAAGAACTATTTTAAAGGTAGTGGGCTTGGGTGCAATAATGTATATACCTGTAATATAGTCTTTATAAGCAGGAGACATTAACATCTCCAAGGTCTTTCTAAGGGTAGGATACTTCTGTAGTATAAAGTTAATAGGATCATCTTCAAAAGATTTAACTTTTGGTTCCATCCTCTCAACTTCATTGAGTATTAACCTTCTTATGATATCTCTAGTTGTCATAGTCTTATTTAATACCAATCACCATTTCTTTCAACTTCGTCGAAGTAAGCTTGTATATTTCCGTCGTAAAAATGTTTGGATTTAATCCACTCGTCGTAATGGTCTGCAAGGGCTCTTTCAACTTCTTCTTGAGACATATTATCTACACGTGGATTAGTGTTCCAATACCATCTTTCTATTTGACGCATTGTAGAATCATCTCCGCCTACATCAGCTCCTTGCATATTGAATCCGAATTTTTGAAGTCCGATAATATCTTCCTCAGTAAATCCTTCCCCACTGTTTATGTAATCTACTAAAACTTTACTTACTGCATCTATTAGACCTTCAGATTTAATTTTTGCTACTATATTTTCAAAAGCTGGTGTGTTTAAGCCTGTTGATTCTCCTGCTCCAGATGACAGCATGTCAACTATATCCATAGCGTACTCATTGGCAGAGCTGTTTTCCTTCAAAATACCGGCAATCTTTTGTAGCTGGCGAACTTCGCTAAGTAATGTTTTCTTTTTCATATTATGTTAATAAGTCGTGATACTCTTTAAAATGTTTAATACGGTCTGCAAGGCCAATTGTACCTCCGTTTACGAGTTTAGTTATTTTAGTCACTACAACGTCGGTAGCTCCTTGATCGGCTACTGCATTAATCTTACGGCTATTCCAATACCAGGCAGCCGATAACAGAGGATACTTTGTAGCAACAAGGTCAGGATTGGCTAAAATATCTACACCAATTGCTTTACCAAATGCTGTATAGTTATCCTTTCCTGTTAATTGAATGTATCCGCGCCCTCTATGTTTCCATCCATCTCCTGATGCTTCTGGACCGTTACCCATTCTACCTCCGTAGATTAAGTTAGCAATTTTTTCGGGCTTACGCTCGTATAATTTAGCTTTTTCTGGTGTAGGAAAATACTTTTTAAAAAGACCAAGTAATCCTTTTGCACCGTAATTTAAATTTTCGTTTACTACTCTAAAATTACCGCTCTCGTGTCCGCACTGAGAGAGAAAATGTGCAAGGCGCAAGGGTGTATTGATAGCAAACTTCTCTCCTACTTCAGGAATCTGTTTGATTACAGCGTCGGGTACGTGTCCTTTTAATTTGTCTAGATTCATTTTACCTAGATTTTTGTTTTTTAGTAAGACCGGCAGAAGGCTTTTTCTTAGCTTCGTGTAACCCTGCCATAGCATTTACCATCAATAATGCTAGATCGGTACTGTCTCCCTGCATTGCTTTTTTAGCAGCATCTTCAACCTTTTTTGGATCGATTTTACCGGCTTCAATAGCTTTTTCGATTTCGTCTGCACCAGGGGTTACTTCAGATAAAACACCTTCCATCATTCCGTATCCAGGTCCTGGTTCATCCATTCTACTAGATTCGCCTGCAAGATACTCGGCTACTGAATGCATATAGTCAGCTGCAAGAGAAATGTAAGCGGAAACCCAGCCCGGTAGATTATCTCCTTCACCGATCATTTGATCTATCTTAGAAGCGTTGGAGATCGCATCTCTTAACTCGTTTTTGGCCATACCAGCTTCGTGATCATGTCCGTGATTCCAATCACGTCCGCACTCGTTACACTGTCCTTCGGGTAGTAAATTTTTTAGCTTTATCATGGTAATAAATAGTTAGCAATGATAGTTTAAGTATCTTTGAAGTGCTTTTGCGTAGTGAGTTCCTTTATCTTTTAGTTTTGATTTAGCAGATCTAACCCTTGAGCATGATAGTTTCCCAAGTCTTTTTTTAAGAATTCCAGGCTTTACTGGATCGTCTATTCCTTCATCTAAATCTTCTAGACCTGTATCGTCTTTCTTCAGATCCTTTTCGATATCCTTCATTGTATTTGTAGCCCACTGTTTTTGATCAGGTATCAATTCATCATTAACAGCATTCTCTACAAAAGAAATAAATTCGTCTTCACCTAATTTATATACTTCGGCAAAAAATAATTCACGAACACGTGCATCTTCTACATTACTCTCGTTATAAAGTTTTGAAATAGCATCGTAGAAAAATTTACCGAAACGTAAATCGTTTGGTTCATTAGATAATTTATCTACAGCACCTACAATGGCTTGATTCTTTTCTTTGTCGGCACCAAATCCTTCAGTTCCTACTATCTCGTATAATCCTTTTACTATCTCGTGGACAAGCATCGGAAAACAAAGTGCTTTAGCTTTAATAACAAACTGCTCATTCTCTTCGTCATACTCCATATCGCTTTCACCTCCTTGCATTTTCTGTCCTTGAGCAAGTGCAGCTAGCATCATAGCAATAGCGTTCTCGTCATCGTAAATCCCGAATACTAGTTTTAATATCTCATTATATTTTGCAACTAGTTCTGGATTTAATTGATCTAAATACTCCTTAAAAAGCATAAAACCAAAAGAGCCTCTTATAGAAGCACCTTGAGTAATACCGTTTATAATACGTCGCTTAGCTTTTAACTTTTCTGGATCTCCTTCTCCAAAACTAGGTGATGATGGATCGTCCTGTGGCGGTGGGTGTTGTATATCTAGGTTCTCTCCCCCAACGATCTTACCGTCTATTTTTATATTTGCATAATCAATAATCGGGTACGCATCAGTAACCATCTGTGCAGCTACCATTTCTAATTCGTCGCGGTACCCGTCTTCGGCTTCGATAATTTGATTTAATAATTCTTGGGAACGTAAAAGTGTTTGCATCAGATCTTTATTGCCGGTCATTTGACGCAAAGACTCACCAGACTTACCCTTAAGGGCGTTCATA